ATTCATTGTAATATACTTTAAAGTTTTGATCAAAGTAATTTAACAATGAAGTTATGAAATTGGTAACCATTTTTTCTTTATTGTTTGTAGCAAGATGTTCTGGGTTTGCACAGGTAGCGAATATGTCAAACTTAACATCTAACGGTAGTGTGGTTATGAACTCTTCTAACCTATGACCAAATAACATATCATAGATGAAAAAATGAATATTATTAAACTTTTGTAACAATGTTATAAAGTATTGAAATCTAACATTACGAAGAATTTTATCGTAATTATGAAATTCAGTATCCATGTATTTTTCATAACCTTCTTCTAATACCTTTAATGTAGTATTAACATCAAAATTGGTAAATATATCTGGTTGTACCTGAACTAAATCTCTATTACCAAACATATCTATATTATTATGTTGTATTAGATAATCATCAGCTCTAGTTACTTTAATACTAGGTAATGCATTTAAACCAAACTCTGAATCTCTAATTGTATTAAAAACCAACCCATCCATTGATAAACCTATACCGTTTTTACCTAAAACTAAATCTGATAAATTCTCATCACCATAATGTACATCAACAAACTTAAGTTTTGAACTACTATCTATAGCTAGTTTAACGTTATTTCTAATACTAGTAGAAAGATTACCATACCAGATTAATTTACCTGGTTCAATGTTAGCTTTCTTTCTATCCTCAATTAGCTTTAAAGGGGTTGTATGTCTTAGGTAATATAACTTACGAAAGGTCTCACAAAGGAATCCTTGTTTACAAAATCTAAATTGTCTAAATCTGCTTTCATCGTCTGGATCAGTAGGGGTGTTATAGCCAATAGAATGATAAACAATGTTTGTATAATTTTGTTCATCGGTGTAAAACCAATCAGGTGTGTCGTGTATCTCTTTATAATAGAAGTTTTGTTCTTTTTGGAGATAAACAATTAATCTATCACCATAATAACCAAGTTCTTTTAAATCTCTTTCAACAAAAACCTTTTCATCTGGATGATAGTTATTAACTAAACACTCGGGTATGATTAAAACAGCTGGTTTATATTTTTTGAGTTCGTCTTTTAGAAAGAACCAATCTATTTTATTAAAATTACCTCCAAGACTAGGCGGTATATAACCACCAATATTAAACTCATAAATTACAGGACCATCTTCACATAAAAAGACGATCATATCATAATTGAATATAGTGCAATCTGGAGCAGGTTTATGATCACCTAATCTTGCGTGATATTTTACAAATGGCATTTAATAATTTATCTACTAAATCCAGTACCACCAGGGTCTTTACTACTTCTAGGATTAGTGAAGTAAGATGAGAAGTCCATTTTACCACCACCATAATTAGCAGCAGGTGCTGATTGATCTTCTTCATCTGATGCAGGTGTTCTATTTGTTGCAAACTTACCACCCATACCGCTTACAATAAACTCACCGGTGATCTTAATAGAGTTAGGATTACCAAATTCATCTTTACCGTAATCAACATCAGTAATAACGATACCTTCATGCTCACTTGTATCACCATATTTATCTGTTGTATAATTACGTAAAATTTCATTACCTAATACTCTTGTTATATGATAAGTTAATGCACCGGCAACAGCATTCGATATATCTTGTTCTTCAAATATATCACTTAATGGTTGTTCACCATTTAATACCGCTAAATAAACATCTTTACTAATTGCACCTCTCATTTTACCGTCTTTTAAACGTACACGGTCTGATAATGCAGGTATATTCTTAATTTCTGAAATCCATTTTTGTAAAGGTTGTTCTTTTACTTCATTACCATCAAAATTGACCCTAAAAGGTGTCGTTAAAGCGTTTTGTAAATTAGGTACTCCTTTTTTAGTTACATATATACCAGTAATAACATCAAATCCAAAATTTTGAGCAACAGGTTTAACTTTTTCTCTTAATGAGTCTAAAGCACCTTTATCATAATTAATAGCTCTTGAAGTCTCTTTAACTTCTGGTTTTGGTTTTAAACCCGGTCTAGTCTGTTCACCTTTTCTGTTAACCTTTTGAACAAATTGATTAATACCATGAAAAGCTAATATTTTAGCATCACCGTAATTTACAACATTTTCCTGACCTTCAATGTATTCGGTGTTAATAAACTTAGTAGGGTCGTTCCACATACCTAAGTCTTTTAATTCATCTACTATTTCAGGTAAAGCAGAGTTCATAATAGAAAGAATAGTCTTACCTTTTTCCCTCATACCATGACCTTCAGGAAATCTATTATTAAGGGTGTCAATAGTTATACCTTGAACGTCTTCAATCTTTTGTGAACCACGATCTAAAGCAAACTGTCTTTTAAACGTTTTATTTTTTTCGTCAGGTACAAGTTTAATACTTAAATTAACACCATCCAGTTTTACTGTAGACTGACCTTTATTCAGTTTATCAACGGCGTCGTAGAATACATTAACTAGATCGCCAAATGTATTAACATTTGGTAAATCAAAAGGGTGTTTCATATGACCAGCAGCTCCACCTTCGTTGAGTACTGACATATACTTCTCAAAAATTAATTCTTCTTCAAATTTCATGACTTTAGTTCAATACTAACACCTTTAGATCTACTATCTATACCAGCGTCGTAACTTAAAATACCTTCTTTACCAAATTTACGAACTAGCCTATATGTTTCTAAAAATCTTTCTTTAACATTATCACCTTTAGGCATAAGTGGTAAAGCAATTAGATCATTATTCATAAACAATATTACTTTAAATCCTTCATGTTCTCTGTATTGTGCGATTTGTAAAGCAGCAATAATTGTCTTCATTTCAAAATAATTTCTATTTACTGCTAAATCTCTTAATAAATCAGGGGTTAAAATTTCACCCAACCCTTCTCTAAAAGCTTTTTCATCATAATTAGCTTCACTACTAATTTCCAGAAAACCTTGTATAATATCCTTTTTATCTAAACCCCAATCATGTAAAAAGAAGTTTGAAAATACTTCAGTAGATGATTGTTTTTTAGAACCTGCAATTTTATTATTTTTTGAATCAATATAATTAGATAATGTATTAAAAAACATTTCTAATCTACTATCAACAGATTTAATTTTACCTGCTGGTATATAACCACGATTAATATCGTTTTGAAAATTTTTCTTTAATTGTGATAAGTTAGATATATCAGGTGTTTTGTCCAAGTTTTGTTCAAGTTGTTCGATATTATCAATAAAACGATTTATCTCTTCTACTTGTCTATCGTTAACAACGGGCATAACACTTTGAACAAGATAAGTTTTTAATTTATTTCTTGCTTTACCAAGTAATGCATGTTTAGCTCTTACTTGTTCAGCAGTATTAATATTTTCGCCTTTTTTGTCTTTAAGTAGTTTAGGTAAAGCCTTTACTGCACCAAATGCATTGCCTGTTTTACCTGGTCTACCACCAACACCTTTTACCTCTACCTCACCAAAACCCGGAAAATAAAGATCACCAACTTTACCTTTTCTACCATTGGAAAACATTGTAATTGCAATTTCACCTTTACCTACACCAACATTAGCAATAGAAGGGTTGACATCAGCAATTTCAAAAACTGTGTCTTCAGAGTTTGAAAATGCTTCATCTGATGCTTCCATTAACGGTTGTAAAGCTGAAAACGTTTGTTCTTGTTCAGCTGCATTAATAAGATCGTTTAAAAATGCAGTTTGTGATTTTTTATTAGTATGGAATTGTTTTAACGCTAAATTATTAACGTCTGAAGTATCTTCAATAGCAGTCATTACCGGTCCTAAAATTTTACGTACATATTCTTTACTACCGGTTCCCTCACAATTTTCTTTCCAACCACAATCACATAAAATATCATCTACAATTTTAAATACCCCACCTGATTTATTAGCAATTGTGCGTTCAAGTTGATCAGCCATTTTATCATTAACATACCCCACAATTCTAGATTTTTCATCACCATCTGCTTTGAATAGTATTTGAACATCCTCGCCTATAATTTTTTGTCTTGGTGGTTTAGGCACGGGTTTGTACGCGCTATTTGCGTAAATGTCTGCTAATGATTTGTAGGGTTTGCTCATATTAATAATCTATGTCTGGGTCATCAGAAAATGTATTCATGAAAGCTTTCATTTTAGATAAAACTTCACGACCATTTTCTTCATTAATTTCATCGTCTAAAATTTCAGGTGGAATAGAACCTTCAGTTGGTTCTAAAACTAATGCTTTACGAATTAACCTAATTAACTCTACTTCACCTTCTGGTGTCATTTGCTTTACTTCAGGTTCTGGTGCAGGTTCAGCCGGTGCTGCGGGTGGAGCTGCAGCTGGGTCAGGAGCAGCAGGAGGCATAGACATTTGAGCAGTTGGGTCAACAGGCTGCTCTTCAAGCATTTTATACTTGTTGTTTATAAGACCGAAAAATTTGCTTTTAGTTTTAATCTTCATGATGCGTCTCGTAATGCTTGTTCAATCTCTGAAGTGTTTCTATTGTAAACGTCAATTGCTTGTTTAACGAGTTTTTCTCTCTTTCCAACAGCTTTACTTGCTTGACCTCTTGTTCCAACACCTGTCATACTACCTAATTTACCTGCTTGTCTTGCGTGTTGTTCAACTGCTTTATCCACATCATATTTTAAACCGGAAGTTTTAACTCCACCACCGGCTCCAGCAGCTGTAATTTCTTCTTCGTCTTTAGCTGGTTTAAGTAAATCGTCAATTGCAAAATAAAGCTTACTAATATTAGCATGAAGGCTAGGATTATCTTTATGTTTTTCGACTGCAAGAGCAATTACGTCATTATCACTAACTAATTCTTTAATAGCATTTAAAACATCACGCCCTATCGTGATCTTTTCTTCGTCTTCTGAAACATAATTATCAAACCCTTCTTTAAGTGCTTGGTCAAATTTCATATCTATATTTATTTAAAAGCAATCTGTTTAGTTTTCATATCATTGAAATAATCACCTGATAGAAAATTAAGACCATTCTTAGAAGCAAACTTTTTTACCTTTTCAAATGTAAAGTTCTCTACTTTGAATGAATTAACTGTATTAATAATTCGAATTAATGTACCTTTAGCTCTACCATCATCTATAGTTAACAGATGACTAAAGAACTCTAAGCTCTTACTTGATATAACTATTTTAATAGGTAGTATATTACGAATCTTTAACAATATGTTAGTTATTAAAGTTAAATATACAGTCTCATCTATGTAATTCAATATCTCACTCTCGTAAAACTGAGTATTATTAAAGTAAAGTATGAGTTTGTTGTTAGATTTTACAGAATTAAGATAATCAACTGTACCTTTAACCGTAAAATGTGTAAGAATCTTATAGAAATCCTTATTTTTTTCTAAATTAGTAGTTATCTGGAAAAGATGTAGTTGATCTAATAGATCTTTATCGAATGTGGAATGAATATCCTGAAAATCGATTAGTAGTAGATTATAATCATTTAATTCCAATCTCACAATTCAATTATAAGACTATAACCAATTAAGTTCAACTCTTTTTAATTTTACCTAACCTTAAATTAATTATACCGTTGTAGAACTTATCTTCATGTAATAGAACATCATTATCGAATTGCATTTTAGCTTCATAATATGCTAACTCTGATTTTGAATTACAGAACCTAACTATTTCAAATATAAACTTGTCTTTTCCGTACTCAATAAGATCATGATTAACTTTATCAGAAGAAGATGTATAAGTTTTCCAATCTGTTTCTTTTATTACATGTCTGCGGCGAGTTTTACCTTTAAGAGGAGGAAGTTTTGCTACTTTTCTAGCCTGTTTCTTTCCGATATATTTTTTCCCAGTAACAGAATTAGTAATAACGTAGATAAAGCCGAAGAAGTCCTCGGGTATCTCATCTCTTTCTCCATTATAAGTCCAATGCCCTAAGTTATCAACCATTATTCTGAAAATAAGTTTCTATATTTTTTGAAGATCCAATCTTCGGGGTGAGTAAACTCTTTTGCTCTTTCAAAGTTATCTTTTATAGCTTCTTTTCTATCTGTATAATCTTTTTCAGTTAAGTTAGAAACTATATTCAATAATTCTTCTCTAGTTTCAAAAGTAATAATACCATCCATATTAAAATAATCTTTAATATTAGTACAACCTTTGTAAATTGGAATAGTACCTGTAAGAAAACTATCTACAATTTTGTCTGAAAAGAAATATTTTTCGAATACATTTTCTATCTGTATTGAAAACATATAATCTTTTAATGTCTTTACTTTTGTAACATAGTTTTTATATTTTAACGGACCGTAAACTTCTAAACCTTCAATATCCTTAGATTTCAAATAATTACCCGTTTGGTATCTAAACATATGACCTTCCCACCAATTTTTATCTGAAAAGTATAATGAAGCTAATTTAGTTTTGTCATATATTTGAAATTCAGATTTATCATTTAGTAATGTAGTACCAAATGGATAGGGGTAAACATTATCAAAACCTTCATTTAGTAACTCTTCGTTATGAGTAAATATAGCTTTGAATTTTTTCCTAAATGATTCACTTCGTTTTAAAAATACAATTGGTTCGCCAAACCCCTCTGCGGGTTCTCTTAATATGTAAAACAAATTTATATCTTTAGGAACCGGTCTGTTAAAATCATATAACGTGTCATCCTCTTCCCATCTACATAATGGGTGAACACTATAATCACCGTCTTCTTTACGGTTTAAAAGAATACCTGTTCTATCTAAAACAAATACATCTTTAATATGTTCATATTTTTCGGAGTCTTTATTGAAATCTAATGTGTTGGGTACATTTTCATGTACATCTATATCTCTTAATCTAACTAACTTAACAAGTTCAGGTAGAATACATGCGCTAAAACTATTAAGATTACAAATTTCAAAACCGTCTTCATTTATATTATCGGGATTACTACCTGACGATATTGTATCAACGCATCTAAACAGAATTTCTTTCATATTATTTTTTCTTACTCTTTTTTTTACGTTTTTTGGTCTTATTTCTTCTTTGAACCGCACCTAACGCAAAAGGTCTTCTATAATCACCGGGAGCATAAGTATCGCCAGAAAATTGTGATGAGTCCCAACTACCTAAAGCACCACCTGACCCAGCAACATTACCATCTTCATCAAGTAACTTTAAAAATAATTTCTTGAACGTTGACATTAATAGTATTTATGCTACTATCTATTTAGATGTCTGATACATTAGATCAATACAATAACGAACTTAAAGAGCATTTAGTGTTAGATGAGTTTAATATTAAGGATGCTCAAATGAAGTTACCTGGTCGTAAACACTTATGGGTTGGTAGGTTGATGAGACATAAACAAGAAAAGAATAATCTTATTGCTAAGAAAAAGCAAATGGTAGAAAAACTCACTAAATCAATTCAAGAACAAAGTACTGTTAGACTTTCAGTTCCTGCTGCTGAAAAAGTAGCTTGGAACACCGAACCTATCAAAAAAATAAATTCAGAAATAGCTGAACATGAATTGTTAATTGAGTTCTTAGAAAAAGTTGAGAAAATTATGAGTGGTATAAGTTATGATATAAAAAATATCATAGAAATTCAAAAACTCGAAACAATGTAATGAATAAACCTAAACTAATTTTGTTTGATATTGACGGTGTACTAACTGATGGTAAAGCTTTCTATGATAGTGTTAGTTATGTACCTTATAAACAATATAACTATAAAGATATAACTGCTCTTCGTCGTTTTAAAAAGGAACTAGACATTGACGTTGCTCTTTTTACAGGTAGTAAAGAAATTAACCAAGGGTATGCTAAAAGTAAGAAGATAAAATGTTATTATGTTAACCCAAATGTAACTAACAAAGTAGAAAAACTTATTCACATTTGTAATCTAGATAATATAAAACCTTCTCAAGTTGGTTATGTCGGCGACGATATGCAAGATTATGAAATAATGAAAGCAGTTGGGTTTAAATATTGTCCAAGTGATGCAATTTACGACATTAGAAACATTAAAGGTGTAAATGTATTACCTATACGTGGTGGTGAAGGTGTAGCTGACTGCGTTTTTTCAACAATCAAATATAATTTAAAAAATGATGAATATTGTTATTCCAATGGCCGGAAGAAGTTCTTCCTTTTCTGATAAAGGTGTTGATACCCCTAAACCTTATATAATGATTAAGGATAAGCCTATGGTTCAATGGGCTTATGAATCACTTAACTTAGATGAATACGCTGATACCGTTGTTTTTATTGCTTTAGAAGAACATAGAGAAAAATATGATGTAGATAATTTGATATCTAAGTTTTGCAGTAAAGCTAAAGTAAAATATCTACATGAAGTTACTGAAGGTCCTGCTGAAACACTTTATAAGGCAAAAGGCCTTGTTAATGATAGTGAACCACTTTTACAAACCAATGTTGATCAAATATTAGAATGGGATAGTAAACGGTTTATTGATTTTATTAAAGATGAAGATCCAGATGCAGCATTAGTTACAATTAATGTTGTTGACCCTCATTACAGTTATGCAAAATACACACCAGATAGGGTTGCAGTAGAAGTAAGAGAAAAGGAAATTATATCAAACGACGGTCTTATTGGTACACACTACTGGAAGCATGCTGGTGATTACTTCGCATCATTTGAACAAACAAAAGATAAAGACATTAGATACAATAATGAGTATTATGTTTCATTAACATTCAATGAACTAATAGCAAAAGGTAAGATTGTAAAAGATTTTAAACTTAAACAATCTGAAAAACAAAACGTTGTGGGTGATGTACCAAGTTTAAGTCAATATGAAGATAGACTCTGATTTAACCATTTTAATTCTATCATCAGATCATTACCAACCAATAATTAAGGTATGGGAAAAGTATTTTACTAAACATTGGTCTAGTTGTCCTTATAAAGTTGTATCTGTTTGTAACTTAAGTCACTATGATAGTAAAGTGATTAATTTTGAAACTACTAATATTGAATCACAACCAGATGCTTCTCATTTTAAGGGCATGCTATTACATGCATTAGATAAAATAGATACCAAATATATTTTATACATGTGTGAAGATCAAATTATAGTTAAAGACGTAATAACTGATAATTTTACACAAGCTATTAGTTATATGGATAAACATGATATAACCAAAATTAGATGTTTATCAATGCCTGAACCTGATACTGAGTTAGATATTGAGGAAGGTATTATTAATAATAAAAATTTCGGTTTTATTTCACTTGAAAATGAATATAGGAATTCATTACAAGCTGCTATTTGGAATAAAGATCGTTTTGTTGAGTTACTTAAAACTAGAGAAGAGGTGTTTTCTGGTTGGGTGCTTGAAACAGATGAAAAATTTAGAGATTATTCTAAGAAATGGAAATATATGTCTTGTAAACACGGTAAAGGTGGTACGTTTATAGATAGATATGAAGGTATGGGGGATTCACCTCTTCTTAATTATGTAGAGTTGGTAAGATGGGGTAAATTTGATAGATTATATATTGAATATTTCCGAGAAATGTTTACTAAAGATAACTTTAGTGTTGATACCCCTGAATATGAAAAGTTTGGTGCTGGTAAACCTTTGGAATGGTTTCCTGAGTAACTTGATACTAGTTGTTTTTACTATATATTATCATTAATGGCTACATTTAAGTATGATAAGAAGAAAAAGAAAGCTTCTATTAAGACAGATAACTTAGACTTAGTCAGAGAACACTTTTCTTACCCTAACGAAGGTGCTGTATTTGCAAGACGTAGAGGTGCTTGGTACATGCCTTCAAGATCCTATATTATAACCCCTGCTGGTAGTTATGATGTTGGTATGACTTTAGATATAATCAAATATCTTAAGAAGGAATTACCTAATGAACAAATTATACTCGATGAAAGTATAAAAGATATAATTCACCCTGTTATTAATGCAGAGAAAGCATCACTAGCTTTAGAGTTAAGAGATTATCAAGATGAAATTGTAGGTGAGTGTGTTAAGTTTGGTAGAGGTGTTGTTGTACTAGCAACAGCTGGTGGTAAAACACTTACCATGGCTAATCTACTTGAACGAATTTATAAATCAGCTGAAAATAAAGAAACTTGGAAAGCTTTAATTATAGTACCTGACTTAGGTCTTGTAAATCAAACACATTCTGACTTTGAAAATTATAAAGTTAGTTTTACACACGGTAAATGGACCGGTAATAACCCTGTTAACTTGACGGATAACGTAGTTGTAGCTAATATGGGTATACTTCAAAGTGATAAGAGTGATATTGACTGGATTAATTATGTGGATGTACTTATAATTGATGAGGTACATAAGATAAGAGCTAAGAATAAAATCAATAAAATTGTAACTAAAATCAATACTAGTAACAAATTCGGGTTTACTGGTACGTTACCTGATAATGATGCTGATATGTGGAACATATTCGGTAAAATCGGACCCGTTATATATGAAAAGGGTAGTTATGAGTTACGATTAGAAAATTATGTTAGTAATGCTCTTGTACAAGTTGTTAAACTTAACTATAAAAACAAACCTCGTTACTCTACTGAAATAAGCGACCCAGGTGAACGTTATAGACAAGAGTTTGAGTTCTTATTTACCAATCCTTTTAGGAACAAAGTTATTAAAAAATTGTCTACTGGTGTAAAAAAGAATACTCTTATATTGGTAGACTTTATTAGACATGGTGAAGAGTTATATAACGTATTAAGTGAAGATAAAAGCAAGGATGTTTACTTTATTCAAGGAGATGTTGATGTTGAAGAACGTGATAAAATTAAAAGACTTATTGAAAGCAATGATAACGTTATCTGTATTGCTATTAGTAAAATATTCAGTACTGGTATTAGTATTAATAACCTTCATTACATTATTTTTGCTTCAGGAGGTAAAGCAAAGGTTAAAATATTACAGTCAATTGGTCGTGGATTACGTCTTCACAAAAACAAAAACAAACTAGTTATTATTGATATTGCTGATCAGTTAAGATATAGTACACAACACTCAGAAAAACGTATTGAGTTATATCAAAAAGAAAATATTCAAACAAAAATCGTTGATTTTTACGAGAATAGTTGATATATGGGTTCCTTATTCTAATATCTAATTAGAATGCAAGCTAAAAAACCAAAAAACGGTCAAAAGATTAAACCCAAGAGTAAAGAACATTACGTAAACTCTCGTGAATTTAAAGAAGCAATTGCACGTTATTATGAGTCTGGTAATTGTGATGACCAGTTAGGTGAAATGATTACAAAAATAGCTCATGGTTTGAGTTATGCTCCTAATTTTATCAATTATTCATACAAAGATGAAATGGTCGGTGATGCTGTAGTTAAAATGTTCACAGCGTTGTTTAATAAAAAGTTTGATCTTAATGCAGTAGATAGTAAAGGTAACAAATATAACCCTTTTTCATATTTTACCACAATTGCATTCCATGCCTTTATTAATCGTATTAAGAAAGAAAAGAGACACTTCGATGCTGTTAATGAATATAAGGAACGAGTTTATGAAGAACTTATGAACAGTGAAGAGGTCGAACAAAGAGTTTATGTCCGACCTCAATCAGAAGATGATTTAAGTTACGATTAAGCAAATTCTTTGACAACGTTCCACACTTTGTAGAATTGTCTCATACTTTTTCTAGCTTCATTTTCGGCCCCGTAATCAACAAATGCGGGGTCGTTTTCCCCATCATGAGGCCAATCATCGAAATGAATACAATAAGGCTTTCTTAACAAGTAGTAAGCACTAAGAATAATTTCTTCAGTAAAGAAATCTGATTCAGGTGGTCTTGTAGCTGCAAGAGCTTTCAAACCAGTTTCGTAAAATTCAAACAACTTATCAAATTCTTTAGTTTGTAATCCAATCACACCACCTACTAATTGATACTTCATCATAGCTTCTTGTTCAGTTAAACCATAATCTTCAATTAGTAGTTTAGTTAATCTTCTTACATGGTGACTATTATACCAAATATTGCTATGTTTAAATTCAAACATACCATGTTCGGTAATTAAGTTATCTAACCCTTTACCAATTTCGGGGGTATAAATGTTATTTTTGTTCCAAGGCCAATAATGACGTTTATCAAAGAAGTTATTAATCTCGACACCACCTTTACTAAACGGTGTAAGAGCCCAATGAGTAATACCTGAATCAATCCAACAAAAGTTTTCTGTATTGAATGGGTTTTCTTCAGCAACACTCTTAACAAAATAAAGTTTTCTATGACATAAGATTTCACACCTAGCATGAAAGAATCCTGGTTCATCTGGATTTGTTTTCTTACGTTCAGCTGCTTCCCAAGTCTGATACTCAATACAAGCTTCTCTATGTTCTTTAATTATATCTTTAAATTTGAAATCACCAATTTCACTCTTAACGATCTTCCATCTTTCTTCACCTGTAACTAGAGTAAGGTATTCAAGATAACGTTTTACTTTGTGATAACCTCTGTCATCGCAGTGTACCACGATTGGTAAGCCAAAGTTGTAAATGTTCTGTAAAGATGAGAAGTAGTATTGTTCTTGCCAACTACGACCCCCATACTCACCTTCTCTATCGCTAAAATAAATTCCTGTAACTAGTGTAGTACTCATGGATTATGCTTTGTTATAATATATTATTAAAAAAGTGAAAGATCTCTACTTTAAACAACCTAGAATTTGTTGTATATCCGATATTCATTTAGGGGTTCATCAGAATAATAGTAATTGGCATAAAGTACTGCTAGATTGGGCTAATTGGTTACATACAGAATTGCAAGCTAATGAGATTGAAGACATAATGATATGTGGTGATCTGTTTCATTATAGAGATGAAATTGCAGTTAACAGTCTTCATGTAGCTAATGAATTTTTTGATATACTAAAGTCATATAATATTGTAATGATAACAGGTAATCATGATTGTTATTATAAAGATAACAGTCTAGTTAACTCATTATCTATTCTTAAAGGTAGACCTAATGTCCGTATTATTGATAAACCTGAATTTGCTAAAATATTCGATAAACGTGTAAGTTTTTGTCCGTGGGGTACTAAAATAAGTGAGTTAAAACCAAGTGATATTATATTTGGTCATTTCGAGTTAGTTGACTTTAAGATGAATAACTTCAAAGTATGTGATCATGGTGATACTCCTGATGATATGCTTGATAAAGGTAAAAAAATTATTACTGGTCATTTTCATTTAAGAGAACATCGTAAATTTGATAATGGTGAGATTTTATATCTTGGTAACCCTTTTCAGATGGACTTTGGTGATGCTGGTAGTACTAAAGGTTGGTATGAGTTAGACTTTAACACTTGTGAGACCACCTTTTATGAAAATAAAATATCACCCGTACATATTAAACTACCGTTAAGTGAGTTAATCAAGTATGATGGTATTACTTCAGAACTTAAAAAGTTAATGAAAGGTAATATTATCAAATTAGTTGTTGATAAGAATGTAGAACCTGATGATCTTGATATAATTGTAACTGTGTTGAATGGTCTTAAGCCGTTTATGTTTAATCTTGATTACGATATCAATTTTAATAAATTTTCAGTAGAGGGTGAATTAGATTATCAATATTCTGGTGTAGATTATGAAACAGCTATATCAGAGTTTGTTAACATGTTAGATATTAACAATAAAGCTGAGGTAATTAATTACACCGTAGAATTATATAAGTCATGCAAAATATAGGAATAGTTTTATACACAAGAGGTAACAATTCTAAGAATTTAAAAAACGCTCTTTCTGCAATTGAACACCTCAAAGACCAAACTATAGTTGTGTGTGATGGCCCTAAACCAGAATTGCCTATTCTAAAAGATTTTACTGTTAAAGAATTTAAGAGAAGTATTCATAGTGCCGGTTGCTATAACTATGGTGTAAGACATTTCTTAGATAAAGATGTAGAACATATTTTTATACTCGGTGATCAACTAATGATTCTAGATGATGATGTTTTTACTAACTATATTAAGGTTAGTGAACAGACTAACATTGAATTTCTTGCATATTCAAGAGATGAAGATGACCCTTTTGGGGAAAAGAATAATAACAGACTAACTGTTGAACTTAAAGAAGGTATGCAGCTGTTACTCTCCAAAGGATTTAACGGTCATTTAATGTATTGTAGAAAGAGTGTATTTGAGAAAGTGGGTTTCTTTGATGAACGTTATAGGTCATCATTCGAATCATCTGATTTTAGTAAGCGTTGTGGTGATAAAGGCGTTACTACACCTTTCGGTTGGTTTGCTGATATTAGTAAATCAGATAATATTTTATATCAAGAAAACAGACCTGATAATATCCACCCTATAATCAATTCTGATACTGTAGAGGACAGATTTTTACGAGGTATGAAGGTTTTTACTACCAAATATAAAGCCCAATTTCAAGAACTTCTAAACGTATTCTCACAAAAAGACGTTATCTCAAAATTAAAAGTATTAGCAAGTAGAAAATAATTGCGGTGTTCATATAATCTTTTTATATGAAGCAAATTATCTTCAAAGATATTGAAATCAAAAACTTTTTGTCTGCTGGTGATGAACCAATTAAAGTGGAATTTAAAAGAGGGTTTCATGTCATTACTGGTTTAAACAAAGATAAAGAAGATAGACGTAATGGTGTTGGTAAAAGTACAATTGCTGATTCAATAAACTTTGCTATATTTGGTTCAACTCTTCGTGAACTTAAAAAGGAACTTATTCAAAACAACCTTACTAACGAAACGTGTTCCGTAAAGCTTAATTTCTCTGTTACAACACCACAAGGTACTAATAACTACAAGGTGCATAGAACGTTATCACCTACTAAGTGTTATATCTATAAAAACGACGAGGATATAACTCGAGATTCTATTGGTAACACAAACGATTATATCAAAGAGTTAGTTAATTGTACTGAAGACGTCTTTCAGAACACTGTTATTATGACTCTTAATAACACCATACCTTTTATGGCTAAGAAAAAGGTTGAAAAACGTAAGTTTATTGAAGGTATATTCAACCTTGGAGTGTTTAGTGAAATGATATCTAACTTACGTTCCGATTATAACGATACTAAGAAAGAGTTTGATATTGAATCAACTATATTTTCTGAAACCGATAACTCTCTTAAGAGTTATAAGGAACAACATACTAATATTATTAAGGAACGCAAAGAAAAACTCGAACGTTACAAACAACGTGAAGAAAATAACAAAAGAGAACTACTTGAAATAAAAAGCAAACTTACTGATATTAGTCAAGAAGTAATTGAAAAAAATAATGTGTTCATTGAAACGTTGAATAATAAACTACCTGAACAATCTGAAAAAAGAGACTTATTTCTTAAGAAACTTACAATTGTAGATATACAAAACGAACAATTAGAAAAGAATATTAGTACAATAGGTACAGATAAAGATACTTGTCCTGTATGTTTACATGCTATTAGTAACGATGATCGTGATCATATAGAAAACGAAAAAATTAAACTTCAGAATACAATTAAAAATAATGAAGAGTTAAAAACTAAAATTAACGCTGGTATAAACACAGTTAATGCTAATATTAAGAAAATAAAAGATGTAATTTATGAACTTAATGAAAAGAACAAAGCTATAGTTCAACAGATTAACAGTCAAACACTTCTTAAAGAGAAAGCTAAACAGTTAGTTGAATGGCAAGGCCAACTTAAGTTAGATATTAAGGAACTAAAGAGTACAGATACCGGGTTAGATAAGGTTATAGAAGAGTATGAAGCTAAACTTAATAAAGTGAAGTCTACTCTAGATGTTACTAAGAAGAAAATCAATATGCTTGATGTGGTTAAGTATGTTGTATCTGAGGAAGGTGTTAAATCATACATTGTTAAAAAGATGTTAACTCTTTTTAATAGTAGACTTGCTCATTATCTTAAGAAGATGGATAGTAATTGTGTTTGTATCTTTAATGAGTACTTTGAAGAACAAATTATTAACGAAAAAGGCAAGATATGTTCATACTTTAACTTTAGTGGAGCCGAACGTAAGAATATTGACTTAGCATGTTTGTTTGCTTTCATGGATATTCGTCGTTTACAGGGTGATGTTACCTATAACTTTAGTATGTATGATGAGTTGTTTGATAGTAGTCTAGATGAACGTGGAGTTGAGCTTGTTATCAATATTCTTAAGGAACGAGTTGAACAATATAATGAAAGTGTGATGGTAATCAGTCATAGAAAAGAAAGCGTTAAAGCAGCTCAAGGTGATGTAATTTATCTTGAAAAAGTTAACGGTATCACTAGAAGAGTCAATTACACTGAGTAAATAAAGTAAATGTATATTCCTATCAACAATGGCAATCCATACGGATCTAACCCTTTTGGGAACCCATTCGGTAATGCAGGATTCAAACAACCAGAACAAAAACAACCACGACCGCAAGATCAAGCAAAAATGCCACGTTTTCTTAATTACGTTGCTGATTACGGTGGTTGTGGGTTCTGGAGATGTATATGGCCTGAATATCTGTTAAATGTTGATGGTAGGTGTATGGTACATACATCAACTGTAATGTATCAAGACCCTAATTATTATAGAGGTGTTAAAGCAGTCAAGTTTCAAAGACAAGCTGCTCCTCATCAAAAGAAGTTTATTGAGTTTATTAAAAAATTATCACAGGAATTTGGGTTCCGTATCATTTATGAAATTGATGATATACCATTTAGAGAAGATATTCCTGATTATAATAAACATAAGCACGCTTTTACTAGTGATGAGATAAGAGAAAATATTCAATCGATTATGGAAACATGCGGTAACATGTCCGTTACTTGTGATTTCATGAGAGATTATTTTGTTTCTAAATTGGACCCAGCTGTAAAGATTGATGTTATTCCTAATTTTATTCCTAAGTTTTGGATTGGGAACTACTACAATAGAGCTAAGATTGAAGAAGATTATGACCGTCAGAAGAACAGACCTCGTATCTGTTGGGCTGGTTCAGGTGCTCATATTGATGTAGATAATAGAGTAAAAGGAAAAGACGACTTTTATCATATTAATGATGTTGTTAGAAAGACTGTTAATGACTTTAAATGGGTGTTTTTCGGTGGTATTTCTAAAGAACTTTCTGATTTAGCTAGAGCAGGTAAAGTTGAATTCATACCTTGGGCTAGTCTATACAATTATCCTGAAAGATTATATACAGCTAACATCAATATGTTTATTGCTCCTCTTACTGATAATAATTTTAACAAGTCTAAGAGTGATCTAAAATATCTAGAAGCATCAGCTCTTGGGTTACCTATTGCATGTCAAGATTTATGTACATATAAAGATGCTCCGATTAAGTTCAAGACTGGAGACGAAATGATTGATAGGATTAAAGAAACTCTATCCAGTGAACGTAACTTTATTAAGGCATCAGTAAACGGTAGAAACGTAGCAGAGAAACGTTTCTTAGAAACCGAAACCAATCTTTACCAATACTACGATAACTATATGTACGACCAAGGTGATCCAAAACGCAAATACCTAAAGCCTTGATGATCTTTAGATCGTTCATATACTATTCTTATGTATAGAAATGTAGTGTATGAATCTGCTAAAGAACAAATGCGACTATTTACCTGGGATGAAGATGGTAATCGTATTGTTACTACTCAAAGCTACAATCCTTACCTTTATATTGAACCAAAGGATAACCGACATAAGACTGCAGAGTCAATCTATAAGACACCTTTACGTAAACTGATATTCAAACGTGGTTCTGATAGACGACAATTCATTAGACAGAATGGTGTAAAACGTTTGTTTGAAAACCTACCTGAAAAGCAGCAGTTCTTATTAGATAACTTTTGGCAAGTAAACGAAACTTCTGATTTTACTAAGAATGATATCAAGATGTTATTGCTTGATATCGAGACTTATTCACCAGATAGCTTTCCTAATATTGAGAATGCTAATCACCCGATTAACGTTATTACTGTTTATGATAATCTTGAGAAGAAGTTCTATACTTGGGGTACTAAACCATATAACGGTAAAGGTAAACCAGATGTTGAGTATAAACATTGTATTAGTGAACGTCAGTT